AAAATGTTCAACACAGAACACCTACAGGAAAAATGGCAGCCAGTATTAGAACATCCTGATCTCCCAGAGATTAAGGATGCTTACAAACGTGCAGTCACAACTGTAATTTTAGAAAACCAAGAGCGGTCCATGCAGGAAGATAGGTCTTTCCTCGCAGAAGCTGCTCCCACAAACGCAACGGGCAGTAATGTAGATAATTGGGATCCAATCCTAATTTCTCTTATTCGTCGCGCGATGCCCAACCTAATCGCTTATGATATCTGCGGCGTTCAGCCAATGTCAGGTCCTACCGGACTTATCTTTGCTATGAAGTCCCACTATCAGTCACAGACTGGTACTGAGGCTCTTGTCAACGAAGCCGATACTGATTTTGCTGGTACAGGAACTCATGCAAGCTCTGATGTACTTGAAGATACTTCTTCATATACAACAGGCGCCGGTATGACAACTGCAGCAGCTGAAGCTTTGGGCGATTCCGCCTCAAATGCTTTCGCAGAGATGGCATTCAGCATTGAAAAGACTTCCGTAACTGCAAAGTCGCGGGCTCTTAAAGCTGAGTATACAATGGAACTCGCTCAGGATCTTAAGGCCATTCACGGTCTAGATGCCGAGACAGAGTTAGCTAACATTCTAAGTTCCGAAATCCTGGCTGAAATTAATCGTGAGGTTGTTCGCACGATCTATAATAACGCTAAGAAGGGTGCCGCAACTAATGTTACTGATCCTGGCAAATTTGATTTGGATACAGATTCCAACGGTCGTTGGTCTGTAGAGAAATTCAAAGGCCTAATGTTCCAGATTGAGCGTGATGCTAATGCAATCGCACAAGACACACGCCGTGGTAAAGGTAATATCCTCATCTGTTCCGCAGATGTTGCTTCTGCCCTTACAATGGCCGGTCTATTGGATAACGCTACTGGTCTTAATAACAACCTAAATGTCGATGATACAGGCAGCACATTCGCTGGTGTTCTAAATGGACGTTTCAAGGTTTATATTGATCCATATTCAAATAACACGAACGCTAGTAAGTTCTATGTTGTTGGATATAAGGGTACTTCCCCTTACGATGCTGGCTTGTTCTATTGCCCATACGTCCCGCTCCAGATGGTGCGTGCCGTTGGCGAGCAGACATTCCAGCCCAAGATCGGCTTTAAGACACGTTATGGAGTTGTAGTAAATCCATTTACTTCGGCTTCTGATGATAGTAACGCTTACTACCGTCGTGTCCAAGTCCAGAACTTGATGTAAAAAATTACTCACTTATAATAACTATATAAGAGTAACTTTGAAAGACCTCTCCTAGGAGAGGTCTTTTTTTTATCTCCAACTATTATAAATATTAGTATGGCAGATGAACAAAATTATACAACGTCCGGTAATTTAAATATAGAGAAAATTGCCGCGCTTTCCAGACAACCCACCGTACAAGACTTTTCCCAGAATAGTCAATTCAAAGTTACATTAGGTAATTATCCTTTATTAGAGTGGTTTTGTACTTCGGTGAGTTTGCCCGGAGTGTCTTTAGGACGTTATGACCAAGGCACTCGTTTAGCAACTATTCCTAGAGTGGGTGATAATCTGACATTTGACGATATTACTTTTACATTTTTAGTAGATGAAAAACTACAAAATTATCAGGAAATTTTTGATTGGATGGTTAACATAGGTTTTCCTTCCAACCACGTACAGTTCAATGCAAAGGATAGAGTGGATAAAGTTGATAGAGGCGGTGAGTTGAGTCTATATAGTGATTTACATATTGCTGTTTTAAGCAATAAAAATAATCCTGTGGTTAGATTGACTTTCCATGATGCTTGGCCGGTATCGTTAGGTGGCTTAGAATATACTTCACAAGACACAGATGCTGCATATTTAACTGCTGATGTTACCTTTGCTTATTCATATTATGAATTCTCAAATCTATAAATAGATTTAGGAGTAGTAAGACAGTCCGTAATGGAAAGAGTTATCTTCATACAATTATTGTAGAAGAATATATAGCGAAAACAAATAGGATGGCTGGCTCTGCTACTCCTTTTTTTAACTTTGGAATGATATATAATGAGATTTGATGAATTAAGTGAGATGGTTGATAAAGACCTAAAAATAGATGATACGGAATTAGATTTAGAATCTATCCGAACCCCACAGCTCCACAACAAATATTTAAAATTTTATACACAATTTTCTCTCCAATTAAAAAAGATTAGAGATGAAAGGAAGGTATTGTATCGCCAGAAATGGGAATATTATACAGGCAAATCTGATCCAGAAGTCTATAGAGATAATCCTTTTGATATAAAAGTGCTCCGAGCAGACTTAGATATATATTTAAATTCTGATACTGAATTGCAAGAGATTAGTCAAAAAGAAGAATATATAAAAACTATGGTGGAATATACTGAAAGAATATTAAAAGAAATTAATAATAGAAATTGGAATATTCGTAATACTATAGAATGGAAGAAGTTTCTCCATGGTGAGTGATGTTAGAAATTGAAAAATTTAATGAAGTTTATCTCCGAATAAAATGTGAGCCTTCTATAGGCAGAGAATTGGCTGAATTCTTTTCCTTTACGGTACCGAATGCTAAGTTCATGCCGTCTGTTAGGAATAAAATGTGGGATGGTAAGGTACGTTTATATTCTCCTGCTACTGGTAAAATATATATTGGTCTCTTTCCTTATATAAAATCTTTTTGTGAAAAACAAGGTTACGACATTGTTTTAAAAAATAATAAATTCTATGGGCCAGTGGTAGTTGATAGAGATATAGAAAAATCTCTTATCACCAAATTTGTTAAGACCATTACTCCTAAGGGACTTAAAGTTAGAGATTACCAACTAAGTGCCATATCATACATAATAAACAACGAGAGGGGGCTTATCCTCTCACCCACTGGCTCAGGTAAGTCGTTTATAATATACGCACTAGTTAGATACTATATAAACATAATGGAGGATAAAAAGGTCCTTATAGTTGTCCCTACGACTGGCCTGGTAGAGCAGATGTATTCTGATTTTGCTGATTATGGTTGGTTTCCGGATGAACATTGCCATAAGCTTTATTCAGGTCACGATAAAATTACCAATAAAGATGTTATCATATCAACTTGGCAATCTATCTATAAAATGCCCAAGAGTTATTTTAACCAATTTGGAGCCACTATAGTAGATGAGGCACATCTGGCCAAGGCAAAATCTTTAACTGGTATTATGACCAAACTCCACGATTGTAAATATCGTATAGGTACTACTGGAACTTTAGACGGAACAGAAATTCATCAATTAGTATTAGAAGGTATTTTTGGAAAATGTGAAAATGTAACCACAACTTCAGAATTAATAGAAAAGAAATATTTATCAAATCTACATATCAAATGCCTAGTACTTGAACATCCAAAAGAAAAAAGACAGCACTTTGATTATGCAGAAGAATTTGAATTTCTTTCTGTAGATGAAAAGAGAAATAAGTTTATTGCCAATTTGGCTAAATATGAATCCGGAAATTCATTAGTACTTTGTAGATATATTTCTCAACTTGATATATTATATGAAATGATATCTAATGATAAAGAAACTTATAAAGTTTATGGAAACACTCCAACCCAAGAACGGGAAGAAGTGCGCCGATTAGTTGAGGTGGGTAATGATATTGTTATCGTTGCTTCTTATGGAGTATTCTCTACTGGTATTAATATAAAGAGATTGCACAATATTGTATTTGCCAGTCCCTATAAATCACAGATAAAAGTATTACAAAGCCTTGGAAGAGGACTCCGAGTTGCAGATGATAAAGACCAATTAAATGTATTTGATATTGTAGATGATTTAACTTTTAAGAATAAGGAAAACTTCACACTAAAACATTTTAGGGAAAGGATTAATATCTATAATAGCGAACAGTTTGAATATGATATTATTTCAATTCCTTTAAAACTATAAATACATTTATGGAACAAACTTCCTTTAAGATTATCAAATTAAATAATGGTGATGATATTATTTGCAAAATTGTAAATGAAACTACTGATACTGTAACGGTAGAAAGACCATTATCTTTAGTAGAAGAAATATCTTATAAATCAGACCGCACTGCATTACAAACAGGTTTTAATAAATGGTTATCCTTTTCTAGCGATAATCAATTCCAAATATCTAAGAATAAAATCCTTACTGTTGGCAACCTTAACGCTGAGATGAGGTATTACTATAAAACATTATGTAAAAAGTTAATTGTTCAAGAGGAGAATGAACCTAAAACAGAGGAAGAAGTTGCAGATAGGATCTCCTATATGCAGAAGTCCCTTAATACTATTATGGAGGAATCTGACCATATAGAGGATTCAGATAATATAATTGATTTTAATTCTATTATGAAGAATGATAAAACTAATCTTCATTAATACTCCACACCACCACCTTACACTTTAATTTAAAGCTTGTCAAGCCCAAATGGATAAAAAAATTAATATAATTTCTATCACGGATATTATAGAGCAAAAGGTCCGTAAGCAAAAAGAGTTAGATTTTTATAATTCTCAATTAGAAGAATTGAAAAGAAAGAAGTATTGGATTGAAAAAGAAATACATATGGCGGAGTTCATTATTGCTGCAGTGAATAAAGAAATATCACCACAAGCTTTTGTACAGGCATTGATAGAAGCTGAATTAGGTACTGATGATGAAAAGTCTTGACTTTAAAAGATAAAGCGTATATAATAATAGATGTCTAAACAAAAAGGCATTTATGAAATGAAGAAGTATGTATATGGAGCCGGCCCGATTGCCGGATTGAATGAAGATGAAGCAACAACTTGGCGAAATAATGTAGCTAATAGGCTGCAAGATGCTAGTGATGGTAAGATTATTTTAATATCTCCATTGCGTTGTGAACCATTACAACCGGGTATGGTTTATGCTGACGATGGTGCAACAGATAAGATGTGGAGTGATCCTCGTGCTATTAATGCTAAGAATTGGTTGGATACGGAATCATCTGATTTAGTATTAGCATATCTTCCCAAAGAAATGAATGACCGAAGGCCCAGTATAGGGACTATCATAGAAATAGGTTGGGCAATTGGTTTGAAGAAACCATTGATAGTTGTTTCAGACGATAAACAAGTAATGGAACATCCACTAATCAAATGTAATGCAGCATGGCGTTTAGATAATTTAGACGATGCTGTAGAAGTTATCATTGGTTTGTTTGGGGATTATGTTTCATATGGAGACACCTATGGCAACACTAAAAGAAAAACGAGCTAAACCGCACTATGTGAATAATAAAATCTTTCTACAAGCAATGATAGAGCACAAAGAAGCAGTAAATCAAGCCGAAGCAGCAGGGGAGCCCAAACCTAGGGTTCCTAATTATATTGGAGAATGTTTTTTAAAGATAGCAAATCATTTATCATATAGACCTAATTTTATTAATTACACATATAAGGATGATATGATATCTGATGGTATTGAAAATTGTCTCCAGTATATGGATAATTTTGATCCCGAAAAGTCTAGTAATCCATTTGCTTATTTTACCCAGATTATTTACTTTGCTTTTATTAGACGAATAACTAAAGAAAAGAAACAATCAAAAATTAAAGAGAAGCTTTTAAAGTCATCTAATATTGAAGATATGATAACTACACAAATACATGATGATGAAAGGGAATATCAACAACAATTTTTAGAATATTTAAATAAATATAATTTTAATGATGACTAGTGGTAGATGAGAGTAGCAATAATAAGCGATACGCACTTTGGCGGAAAGAATGATAATATTAGTTTTGCACAGTTCCAAGCCCAATTTTACGAAGGTATTTTCTTCCCAACACTTAAACGGGAAAAGATTACAACAATAATCCATTTAGGTGATGTATTTGATAGAAGGAAATATTCAAATTTTAATAGTTTAAAATTAGCAAAGGAAATGTTTTTTGAGCCTGCAAGGCAATATGATGTTCATATGTTAGTTGGCAACCATGATTGTTATTATAAAAATAATAATGAAGTAAATTCAGTATCATTAACTTGTGCTGAGTATGATAATATTAAAGTTTATCCGGATATTCCTGAAGTTATTTCTTTTGATGATTTAGATATACTTATGATTCCTTGGGTAGCATCTGGACATTATGCTAAAGCTATGCATAAAATAAAAACAGCAAAAGCAGATATTGTAATGGGACATTTAGAAATACAAGGTAGTGAGATGTTGCCTGGTTTTTATTGCGACCATGGATTTGAAAGATCAGATTTTAAACGATATGAACGAGTATTTTCTGGTCATTTTCATCAACAACAGGATGACGGCCACATTCGTTATCTTGGTGCGCCTTATGAAATGTTTTGGAATGATTGGAATACTAAAAAAGGATTTCATATCTTTGATACTTCTACAAGAGAAATTGAATTTATAGAGAATAAACATAAATTATTTAAGAAAATATATTATGATGATACGAAAGAGGATTATTCCAAATTAGAACTTTCTGATTATGCTGAATCTTATGTAAAAATTATAGTTATTCATAAAACAGATTTTTATACCTTTGATAGGTTTATAGATCGGTGTTATGATGAAGGAAATTTCTTTGAGTTAAAAATTGTAGAAGATTTTAGCGATCTGGATCCTAATTCTATAGCGGACGGTGAGTTGGAAGATATCGAAGATACTATGTCGCTTTTAGAAAAATATGTGGATGAAATAGATAGTAAATCATTGAACAAGAAAAAACTCCATAGGCTGTTGAAGTCATTGTATGTGGAGGCGAGTGAGGTTGAATGATTATCTTTAAAAGCGTAGAGTTTCGCAATTTTTTATCAACAGGTAATACACCTACAGAAATCCAATTAGACAAATATAATATAACATTAATAATAGGCGAAAATGGTTCAGGTAAGTCAACTGTATTAGATGCATTGACTTTTGGTTTGTTTGGGAAGGCTTTCCGAAATATTAAGAAGGACCAATTAGTCAATTCGGTTAATGAGAAAGATTGTAGAGTAGAAGTAAAATTTAATATAGGCCGGACTAAGTATCATATAATCCGAGGCATCAGACCAAATCGGTTTGAAATTTATAAGAAAGGTAAGATGATAAATCAAGATGCTAGCGTGCGGGACTATCAGCGACATTTAGAAAACAACATACTCAAATTAAATTACAGATCATTCACACAGGTAGTTATTCTTGGCTCATCATCCTTTATTCCGTTTATGCAATTAACGCCTGCTCATAGGCGTGAAGTGGTTGAGGAGATTTTAGACATTAAGATATTTTCTTTAATGAATTATATTCTCAAGTATCGTATTAAGGAAATGAAAGAGAAGCAGGGTGATATCGGACACGAATTTAATTTAATTAATACTAAAATTGATATGGCGGAAGATCATATTTTAAAAACTAAAGAGAAAAGTAAATTAAGTAAAACAGTATTAGAAAAGAAGATACTCCTAAATGATAAAGAGATAAAAAAGTTGGATGGCCAGGTAGTAAAACTACAATTAAAGATTGATGAATGGTTGAATAATATTCATCCACAACATATGGATCTTCAAAAACAAATTGGGGAGCATAATACAGTTTTTGTAAAATTGGATCATAAAGTAAAAAAACTCCGAGATGATATTGAGTTTTATAAAGAAAATGATGAATGTCCTACTTGTGAGCAGTCCATTGATGAAAATTTTAAAACAGATATAGTAAATACATTATATTTAAAATATGATGAGGCCGATGCCGCAAAGGTCGGCCTAAATGGTCGTATTGATGAAATGAGAGCCAGAAATAATTTGTATATAAAGATACAAGATGAAAGCCGAGAGAGTGAAGTGGAGAGTGCAAAGAAAACAGCATCAATAAAATCTATGCATTCTTTTACTAAAGAGCTAACACAGCAAATTGGTGAATTGGGAAATATTGATGCAGAGTTGGTAGAAGAAAAAACTAAACTTAAAATGTATAAGGATGAATTAGAAACTATTAATAGACAGAAGGAAAGGTTAACAGAAGATAATAATTATTTAGTATTAGCGAAACAACTTTTACAGGATTCTGGAATTAAAACTAAAATTATTAAACGATATTTACCTGTGATGAATAAACTTATCAATAGTTATCTAGCAGCATTGGAGTTCCAAGTTAAGTTTGATTTGGATGAGGAGTTTAAAGAAACGATTAGGTCGCGGTACCGTGATGTGTTTAGATATGATAATTTCAGCGAAGGTGAAAAGATGCGTATCGACCTGAGTCTTTTATTCACTTGGAGACAGATCGCCAAAATGAAAAATAGTGCCAATACCAATTTATTAATATTAGATGAAATATTTGATAGCAGTTTGGATTATAACGGAACAGATGAATTCTTAAAGATAGTAAGCACCTTGTCTGGAGAAAATGTGTTTATTATATCACACAAGTCTGATTTGAATGTGGATAAATTTGATTCAACAATTCGATTTGAAAAGCAAAATAACTTTAGTAAGATGATATCTTAATGAATATTAATATAGAATATTTAAAGGATAATATAAAAAATGCAAAATTAAGAATACAGTATTATGAAACCTTGAGAGAGTGGATAATATTTAATATAACTCCTAATGAAGAAATTGAGCAAGAGAAGGTGTATATTGGTCATATGAAAGAAATGATAAAAGATATTAAGAATGGATTTTAGATAAATAATAAACCATAAGAGGGAAACATTATGAATATTTTTAAAAAATTATTCTTCGTGGTTGTTGTAATATCTACAGTGGCCGCCGCCAACGTAGGCGAAATATCTACCAATCCAGAAATAACTCTTACTAGTGTAACAGAATCAGCTACAGCCAATCATGCAGCAGCTGGCAGCACCAAGTCTATGGTTATTGCTGCTCGTAATGCCACCGTAGCAGTATCAACAGATACTGGTTTTGGTTCAGGTTTTTTTGTTACTGATGGTGGTATTTTGGTAACTAATTATCATGTTATCCACGGCGCCGAGAAGATTTTTATATGGTTTTATGATGAAACAATAATGAATCGTTATGAAGCTATTGTTATGGGCATTGACCCAGTGGCAGACTTGGCCATTATACAAGCATTTGTGCCAGAGTACCTACAACCCGTTTCATTTTTAAATATTGAAGGCAACAAAAACGATATTGAAATTACGGATGAAGTATTTGCCATAGGCCATCCAGGTGGCCTAGACTGGACTGTAACGGAGGGCATTGTGAGCCATGCCAACCGAGGATCTCGCAATACTCCATATGTTAGACTTTTACAACATTCTGCTACTATAGCACCAGGGAGTTCAGGTGGACCCCTTATTAATGATGATGGTTTAGTGATTGGAGTAAATACATATGTAGTGGGTGAACACCAGAATTTTGCTTATGCGGTTCGTGGTGATATAGTTTATAAATCTGTTATGGAAATGCTAGCAGTTGGTGAGGCTTTATATCCTGCTATTGGTGTTCGGACTGTTAGTTTGAATCCAGCTTCCCGACAACGGCTAATGAAGGAAAACCCAGAGGCTAATATACCAGATACTTTTGGATTAATGGTGTATGATAAGGAAGAAGATTTCTCAGATACAGGGTTGATAAATTTTGATATTATTGTGGCTGTAAATGGTAGGTCAGTTAATAATATTGAGGATATGTCTGATATTATGTTAGATTTGGCGCCAGGTGTTGTTATAAATTTGTTAGTCATCCGCGACAGAACCATGACTAATATAGATTTTACACTGCGAGCTGTTGATTTTGATTATATAACCTTTTATGATGAAAAAAATAAAAAAGGCCCGGGCCCAGGACAAAGATAAAATTTGGAGAAAATTTTTATGATGAATTTAATTGATAAAGAAGATGTAATATTGAATAAGGTGTGTACACCTTTTGATTTTAATGATCCGATTATGGATCCTTATGATTTGGTAAAGGAACTACAAGATGTCCGACGAAATAATAATGGTGTCGGACTTGCAGCTTCTCAAGTAGGAATTGATACAAGAGTAATGGTCATCGGCATGGGCGATTTTGTATCAGAGGGAGTAGAGGATTTTGCAAAATGTTTTTTTAATCCTAGTATTGATTGGAGTCAAATGGAAACAGATATTCCTGATAATAAAAAACTTTATATGATAGAAGGATGCTTGACATACCCTCGGTTATTTGTTAAAATAAAGAGAGTGGGTAATATTATTTTGGAATGGTATACAGAAGAAGGGACAAGGTGTTTGGATACTTTTAGTGGAATTACATCAAGAATTGTTCAGCATGAAGTCGACCATTTAAATGGTATTACTTTTAATAAAAGAGCAAATCCTTATCACTTAGATAAAGCGAAAAGGGATTTAAAGAAACGAAATAGATTAATTAATAAACAAATGGACTAGTAAATATGTCATCATATGATATTGATTTTCCACAGTTCGATGCGCTTTCCGATGAGGATCTTATTGGATTGCTCTCATGGACAGAAAAGTGGTCGCCAAAAAGGGTATATGACGTTGCTCATAGCACACTTGATATTGAATTTAATACATTTGAAGAATGGTGTGAAGGTGATTTTAGATTACATAGATTGGTTCGATTAGAACTTATCCGTGCTTGCAAAAAGAATTTTGCGCTAGGAAAAATGTGGCGTTTAAAATGGTTTGCACGAATACATCAGGTTGTTAGGATTTTATCCAAACAATTTATTTTAGCTTTTATTGCATTTTTGGTTGCTTATTTGTTAATGGGATAACCCTTGACAAGCACTGAAAAATGTGTTACCCTTATAAATACAGGTGTGAGAAATGTCTACGGAGTTTCTTGCATATAAACCTTGCTTAATAATAGGAGGACCTTAAAATGGTAACTACACAAGCACTCGCAAACGTATTCGATCACTTTGATCGGAATCTTTTAACCCCTTACGCTGTTGGCTTTGACCGTGTCTTTGACCGGTTGCAAGATTACACACAGCATCAAATCCAGTCTACTGGCTTCCCACCTTACAACATTCGTAAGGAAGGTGATTATAATTTCACTATTGAGTTAGCTCTTGCTGGTCTCACCAAAGAGGACCTTGAAGTTGAGGTCGCTGATGGTGTTCTCACAGTTCGCACTAAGGCCAAGAAGGAAGAGGCAGACGGGGCAGAACTTTTACATCGTGGTATTTCATTTCGTCAGTTTAACCGTAAATGGACTCTGGCAGATGACATCGTTGTGAAGGATGCTAAGATGGAAAATGGGATGCTCTTGATTGAACTTGAAAGAGTTATTCCTGAGGAGAAGAAGCCTCGATTATTGACGATTAAATAATTAATCCTTTTTATTATAAACACACACACAGAGGTACAATAAAAATGAAAGAGATAATTGCTCTATTATCAGCTTATGCTATAATATCTTTTATATATTTAACACCCGCCTTTTTATGGGTGATATTTTAACACACTTACACACACAGAGGAAATTATGATGAGTGAAAATAAAACAACCGAAACACAATGGCAGAAATTTGCCGATGCGGCAAAATTGCCACAAGTAACCCTTAATAAGAATGGTTATGAAATTCGTACAGAACTGCTTGGTATGGCCAAGGAATT